GGGCTGTATCCATTACGATTAATGTTCCCTACCGACATCTCAACGCTTTTTGCGCCAGTAGGCTCTGCATCATAGCCATTGCCCAATTTAACTCCGGGCTTGCCATCCATAGTGTGGGGCTGGGCATAAACCTCTGCCGATCCAACCTCTTTGCCGCCCATCTTCATGCTGAACCTAGGCATCTCAGCCTCCGCGTTTGTAGGTGAACGAAGGAACCTTCTGATTGGCAACCTTCGCCAGATTACGTCCAAGCTGGCGCATCTGAAGATTGGTCTTGCCACCCTTAGCCAGCTTTGTCAGCGGCTTGCCCGGATGCATGGCCTTCTCATGCTTGTGAACTGCTTCTTTGACCTTCATGATTGTTCCTAGCTGATGTTAACAGTCAAAACGCCGATATTGCCCGCAAGCTGCTGCCCCACAATTGGTACTATTTGAGCCCTGCTCTGCGGATACCCTGTGAAATCTGGTCTTGGATTACGGATGGCCTGTGGGTCTTCGACCGGGAAGTTGCCTAATTTTAACTGCGGTTGACTGGGTTCCCAACAGGTTGGGCACACCAACATATTAATGGGTGTGTTTTTGATGATGAGTTCTTTGAGCAGCCCAAGTTTATACCGAAACCCGCATCGGTCACACTCCGCAAGAGCATTATCTCTTTTGGCAAACTTGTTACTCATGACCTAAGCCCAAATACCCTAGGCACAAACCGCACAGAAGCCTTTTCCCGGTCCTCACCCGCAGCAAGATTGAACTGCTCGTCATAATCCTTTTTAAGGATTTCCAGCCTCTGAGCTAGAGAGGGCGTCTTTAATGCAATTTGATATGCCAGCCCAGCAGCTATTGCAGGTAGGAATCGAAATGGTGCGTCCGGGGTATTGACACCCGTACCTGCGTCTTGGATTCTGCGGAGGCGATAATAGGCGAGGGTGTATGTGGTCGATCCGTCAGGTACCGGCCAAAGAGTAAACCGGGGTTGATCCCTGAGACGCTCGACGAAGATCTGAATGGGTCGTCCTTGGGTAAGCTTGGTCGGAATGGACGAATACGTTGAAACGCTGATCCGAGAGATCGTAAGGTCCGACTGAAGCGTTGGATTGCCTGCATTGGTGCGGATGACATGCTCAATGATATCAATCGTGTCTGTTGGGAGATTGTAGGTTGCCACTCCCTGCGTTAGAACTTGAGTGCCAGATTCGAGAGTCCAAAGGTTAATCCCTCTGTTGGCAAACTCAATGGTCAGCAGATTCATAGACCGCGCTGCGGTCCGCAAATCATATCCTGACCGCATCTCCCGGCCAGCCCGCTCCCACGCCTCTTCAGCGAGCTCCGTGAAGTCCAGATTGAAGGCGGTAGTGCCGGAGGTTGCCATTATCGATACCTTGCGGTTTTACGAGCAATTGTCTTGGGCTGCTTCACAAACTGCTTCCCGGCGGCTTTGCCTGCTCGTTTTGCTCGGGTGGTTGCGGCGTATTCTTGGGGGGAAAGAGCTTTGATCGCAGCTTCTGGAAGATATCTTTCACCCGTGTCAGTAGATCGTTTGCCACTTTTAGTCTTCCAATTTTGGTTACCCCAATCTTTCAGGGACTGTTGCGGGGCTTTCATTTATATCTGCCGCCCTTGGCTTTGTATTGCTTTGCCAAAAGCTGGGCCTTTCTCGCGGACCAATCCCCTGCCCCGGTGCCCTGAACAGCCTGACCCTTGATCTTGTTGAACAAGGCTTTACGCATCCCGGGTTTGGTGTAGTTTCCCGCTTCGTTTACACGAGAAACCTGTCCGCCTTCTGCATATTCATAAAAAGCGGTGTCATCCCGGCGCTGTTTCCGCTTGGGTTTAGGCATCTTGTTGGGCGAGATTGCGCCCATGCCTCTAGACGCCATCATACGAACTTGCCTTTGGTCTTGCCGCGCTGGGCGCAACCATCTGCCCGTTTAGACGCCGAACTCACAGACCCGCCTTCTTTCATGTAGGTCATGTTTTGATAGGCATCATAGTTACGGGCTGGCATCGGCACCTTATCAAGCTCTTCCTGCCCAAGCTTCATGTCATTGCGGGCCTGATACTTGTAGGTGGGGAGCAGGCGAGCAAGGAAGTCATCGCTGGCTTCGCTGCCCTCCCGAATCCTCTTACGACCCCGGTCCAACCGGCGCTGCTCTCGTTCCGTGGGTTTGCGAAATGCATCCATTTAGTACACCTTGCACTTGGTTCGACCGCGTTTAGCAATACCATCCGCACGGGCAGACACTGAACCACCCTGTGCGTACTTCTTGGTTTTGCCACCTTTCTTGAATCCCATGCCTTCGCCAGCCATCCGGATTTCATCAAAATCCTGCGGGGGCGGTGGTTCTCGTTTGGGCGGAGCAGGAGGAGCTTCTCGTTTGGGAGGGGCAGAACGAGGCGATACCCGCGCAGGAGCCTCACCTTCCATCCGCTCAATGTCTTCTCCACGCCGCCGAGAAGTGGTGTCCTGCATCCGTTTCCGCACATCCTTCGCAGCTTCCCGGCCTTTCTTAATCGTCTCTTTTGACGATTGGAATGCCTTGGCTGCTTTGGCAATACCCGGAGCGATTGCGGTCATGATGTTTTGAATGTCTCCTGCCCCACCTTGGGTCAGCGCATTCTTAACGCGACTTCCAAATGACTGTTGCCCTGTTTCCGTGGGCGTCATGTCTGGAACATCTGCATATCGCCGAGGCGGAGCGCCTTCCGTCATGGGACGGCGGCGCATCATCCGCTGTGCTTCTTCATCATCAAATACGCCCGCAGTCAACGGTTGCCGACGCAAAATCCTCTGCGCCTCTTCTGCATCCGCACCGCCTGCTCGCCTGCCTCGGTCCACATATTCATCAGTTTCTTGCGCCCGGGCAGCGGCTCCGCGACTTTTCTCAATAACATCTTTCATCGGCGGGCTAATCGCCTGTCGCGCACGATCACGAGCCTGTGCATCTCGAATCAACGCGCTCATGTCGTCTTCTGCCCGACGCTTACGCATAAATTCCTTTTGGGCGTCAGTTTCTTCCGTGCCCGAGCCTGCCATTGAGGCGTATCTCAACGCCCGAGCGCGAACATCTTCAGTGATGCCGCCCTCTTGGAATTTGCGGCGTTTCATTTAGCACGCTCCGCCTTTACGCATCACAATTTGTTTGGCCTTGGTCTTGCCTTTGCGGGCAACCCCATCAGCCGCCTTATGCCCTGCCGACAATCCGCCGCTGGCGTAACCGCCCCGCTTCATGCCTTTGGCTTCCGCCATTTCATGTTTGATCATTGACTTCGGAGCTCCTTTCTTTTTCATAAAGGCGACTTCCTTAGCCATCATTCCTTTGGACTCTTTCATTTGACCACCTTCAGCAAAACGCCCTTTGTCGGCTTGAACGAACTCTCGGGCTACGGTTTGAGGGATACCAATTTTCTTGGCGAACGAAGGACTATGTGCTGCTGCCCGCATAGTACGAGCTTGTTTTGGGGTGCTAGATGGCATTTTGACCTCCTCTGTGCGGATTAGCAAGTGAATCAATTTTCCGTTCAAGTCGATCAAATCGATCTAGCAATTGCTGTACGTCCGCACGAAACTCTGAGCGGGTAATGTGGTCCCGAGCAACTTCTTCTCGGGTTTTGTTCAACAGGATGCTGATCCTGTTTAACTCGGAAAATTTTTCTTTCACCACATATCCCAGCAGCGCCACAATGGCGGTAAGGACAACATTCCAAACCATCATTTCCATGTTAGCAGTTCCATGCCCTCAAGCTTTTGTTGATTCGGCTGTTTGGGTCTTTTGCTGTTTTTTCGGATGTCAGTTTCTTCTTCATCCCTTGCATGCGGGCACAGAATGAATCGCGGCGTGACCCGCCTTCTGGCTGCGGTGGCTTTAATCCCGGTTTTCCCGGGTTCGCAGCGTTATAGCTAGCCCGGCCTTTTGCATTTAAACCACCCTTTGGGTTCTTGCCTTCTTTGCGCTGCCATGCAGGGGTCTTCATGATGCCTCCAGCATTTCTAGAGCTGTTTTCCGAACATCTTCTACTCGTCGGCCCCAACCTTTGCCGAATGTGTCCCAAGTCGATAGCTCTTGCAGGAATTTGAGCCGTTTATCGCAATATGCGTTTATAGCGTCTTTTGGGTTTAGGTCATTCAGCATTCCCAATGTTTTAGGGCCAATAGCCCCATCAGGAACTGCGCCTACAACCTCCTGAAGAAACTTTGCCGCCCGACCGGGACCTGAATTAATTGCAGTATCAAAGACGCAATAATCCATGCCCACCGGAAGCTGGTCACCCTTAACTTTATCCCAATACTTGGAACGATAAAGCGGCCCAACATCTTCCGGAGTCAGCGCTTTAATGTCATCTACCGTGACCGGATGACCGCACCATTCTTCCCAAACAACTTTGGTACACCCCAAATTAGTGGCCCCTCCCGGGTCTTTCGGGTGATTAACGAATCCTCCCTCGTGGTGAAGGACATATTTCAGGCAGTCATCAAATCTCATTTCTTACTCTTCATGTCAATGATTTTCTCAAGCGTGCGCCCACCAAAATAAAAACTCATGATGAGCATCCCCCATTGCCCTAACAACTGAACGTAAGACTCATTAGTATCTTTTCCGAACGCCGACATCATGGCAAACGTGAAATATCCGCCTAGGATAAAAATCAGCGTCATAGGCCGAATGTTCTTGGACAGCCAGCTATCGCTGCCCATATCGGCCTTGAGCCTCTCCGTAAGATTATTTTGCTCTAGCTCAAATAATTTTGTTTCATTCGCCATCTTGGCAAGCTCACCATCCTGATGAAGCTTTGCCAGTTCTGCCTGCGCTCTAGCCTTGGCCTCCGGGTCCGGGAGAACCTTGTCTAATATCTTGGAGCCAACCTCAAGCAGTGGGCCGAGTGCCAGCATCATCGTTCTCCTTTTTTGCCATCAGGTTCGCAGCCGCATAAGCCCCCTTGCGACCCACAATCCCGCCCACAGCCCCGATGCACAACAACATGATGTCTTTCAAGATAGCGATCAGGTGCGTATCAATGGGGCTAATCCGTTCCATGTCGTGCTCAACGAACAGCACACCACCAATAATCGCAATCACTGAAAGCACCAAAATGCTCACCAGACTCAAGGCAATGACTGCCCATACCCGAACTTCGATTTCTTCAGTTGTGAATCCAGCCATATTGAGCTCCCAGATACAGCGCCAAAACCATTGCACACAACCCAATTACTGCAATCGCAACACCCAATTCTGTGGTGTGCTGGTTAATGTCATTTCTTATCGGCCCTTTAGTGAGCCTGCTCCTATCGAATCTATTGCGTTCCACTGGCTATCCACATCTTTCTTTAAGACACCCATTTGAGAGTCCATAGAGACCATTCTTTCTCTTACAGACTGAACCTCTTTTGTCGCCGCCTGAATCGAGGCAACGGTTTCTTTGGCTAATCCTTGAACGGTAATTTGAAGATCCCGGGTAACACTTTGTAGTTGCTCTACCTGTGTCCGCATGGTGGCAATAGACCCTTGGAGCTTCTGTACGTCATTGCTCTCCACAATGGTCTGGAGAGCCCTTAAATCGCCCCCCAATCGATTTGCCGAACCTTCTACGGCTGTCAGACCTCCCGCCAATCCCGTCAATGTTTTCTCAATCTTATCGACCTTCTCCGTAAGCACAGTGACCGGCTTCATATCCGGGATCTCAATTCCCGCCACATTCTCTTGGAGCTTTTTGTAATCCGACCAAAGTTCTCCGCCCGCCCATACTGCCCCTGCTGCACTCGATACGATGGCGGCAAACCAGATAATGTAGCTACCCTTGAGCGTTACCCCGCCAAGCTTTAACTCGGTCGTGGCTAGGCTGGGCTTTTCCGGTTCACTCATTTAGCCGTTACCGTGTTAAAAAACGATTCTGAGCTTTGTTTATACGGCGCTAGAACCCCTTCTTGGGTCAGAACTAGCTCACCCCATGCCACTGCGATACTGGAATTTGCGTAGCTAAACGCTGTGGTTGCATAAGCCAAGTCTTTGCCATATTGCGCTGCAAAATTATCTACGTTCCCAGTGATGGCGGCGCTGTTTGCTGCCCGCATAAACGCTGCGGTCTGCGATGAATAAGTGTTTACATCAGACAAAGACTGGTTGTATGCCGTCATTTGTTCCGAGGTGACTGCCGTTCCCAGCCCGGCATTTTGGATTGTCTGTTGCGCTGCACGAGCCGTCTGCGGGTCAGTGATACTGGCTACGGTTTGATTGACTGCCACCACCTTTTGCAGATCTACGGTCGCAGCAGCGAGATCAGAGATAGCGGTCTGCATCTGTAATTTTGTCGCGTTAGCGCGATCTTGGAAAAACTGTGCTGCGTTGTAGAAGCTGGTCGCGGAGAAGGTTGTCATCGCGGTGTTGTACGCGGTGCGCTGTGCCTCCGTGATCGTGGCCTGTGTGTACGCCTGTGGATTCACAATCGTTCCGGTATCGGCAGCAGACGCAAGACCAGAGCTATAGGCCGTGCCCAGCACAAGCTGGTTTTTTATAGCTACGCTAGTCTGTTGAAGGTTTGTTACCGCTGTCTGTTGGCTTGTTGTTAGCTGCCCGAAGGCTGAAGCGGAAACGCTCAGACAGAGAGCCAGCACCATCAAGTTGAAGGCCACTGCCCAAAGTGAGCGGGCGAAGCGGTTTGTCAGGGACAAGTCCATAGTCGGGCCTCAATGTCTCATTCTGAACCCATAAAGCGGTGGCCTGTCGGCCAATCGCACCCAAGAACGGGCATGGCGTACCCGCCATCGCCATTGCATGAAAGACTCGTGAGTCCTGACACAACATTGACGCTGCGGCAATCTTCAGCCCCAGCGCATCCAACTGTTTTGCAAGTTTGATTAGTTCGCAGTTCTCGTCGCGTTGATATCGACCGATTGATATTCCAACCACTGTGCTGCTGATCGCTCCAGCCACTCCAACCAGACAGGAATCGCTTCCACTGGAAAGGAATGAAGGCGCTATTGCTGACGCGGCTGGCATCGGGGAGCCCGCCCCAGCCCCAGTAAAGTTGTTGGTCGTGTTCCCACTGTTCGAGCTGATGTTGTTGCCCTGCTGATTCGTAGACAAATTGTCCACGTTGGTCTGCGCTTGAACCGACACGCAAAACAATAGGGGCAACCATCGCTTCATACGCGGCACACATGTGATGCTCGTAAAACTGGCCCCGAAGGGCCAGCTTCTTACTTGCCGGGCATTCCCGCTTGGATAATAGTCGCGGTTGCCGTTCCTGCACCCGAATTAACAGTTAGTCTTACGGCCCTTACGGGCAACGTATAACCACCGTCAAAATTCGCGGTTTTAGTTACGATAGTCGCGTTATTAAACCAAGTGGGCGTAACCGCAGCGTCAAGCACATCATCGTAGGTGTGCTGAATGGTGTAGTCCACCGTTCCGCTGACCACAACACCAATCCCCACATTAAATGGGGACTGGTAATGGTCCAATGGCACCGCCGATGTTGAGCCTGCGCCGGTTTGACTAATTACAATCGGACGCATGATTTACCCTTTAGGCGGTATAAGCACCGTCAGTGGGGACATAGTACAGAATCCGCCCGGACGCAGTGCCACCCGTTGCTGCGGATGCACCAACACCACCGGTCAATTTGACCATTTGGGTTGACGACATCACAACGCCCAAATCATCGCCCGCTGTTGCGGTAGCCCAAGTAAACACAGATTTGCCAATATCCGCGTCACCTTCGGCAACAAGACCATCCACATCCACTGCGGAAGTATCCGTATAACCAATCCAGCCCATATCAAAGGTTGGGCTAGTGCCGCCAGTACCGGCAGCATTAATCTGAATCTCCACCACAATTGCGCCAACCGGAAGAATAATTGCATCAGTGTCGGATGACGACTTCTGAAGCGCAGTTGTGTTGGCGGCAGTAGGATCAAAATAAAAATCCGCTGCCATCAGCATGGAGCCAGCATAGCTGGTTTTGGTGGAATCGCCGCCGCCTGAGCGCCAGACGGAGGTGGTGGTTGAAGTGGTAGGCATAATATCCTCTCATGCGAGTCACCCACCAGTCTGCATGAAGTCCGCCGTATCGGTCTGATGGGCTGTTAAATACGGTTAAACGCTTTTTATCAGTTTGCCGTTTAAAGGTCAAGAAAAAAGGGGGCCGAAGCCCCCTTCTTGGATTCCTGAGCGTTTACGCGCCCGGGCTTCCAAAGGCACCCAGCGGATCGCTGACGCCGAAGCTATAACGCTCACGAGCTTTATAGCGGCTGTTCCCGGTGTCGAAGTCAGTGTCCATGCCCGTTTGCATCGGGGAACGAACAAAGTGCTTCAGACCGTTGGGAACATCGGTCAACAGGAACCACGCGTTCGGGTCGGTCAAGAAGTGGTTAACGGTGTAACCACCCGGGATCGAACCGTTGTTCTTGAGCGCGTTGATGTCGTTGTCAGCGGTGCCGACACGAAGCTCCGTCTCAAGAATGCGGGTTGCCACGAACATCAGAGCGGGCGGAACGACCAGCTTGCGGGGTTTGGCCGCAATCAGGAGTCCACGCTCATCCGTCCACCCAGCGATCTGAATAACTGCCGATTCCAAGGAGGTTTCGTTCAGATCGGTACCGACCGTGGGTCGGTTGCTGTTGGTGCCACCGGAGACCAGAGGGTGGTCGGTAGCAAACAGCACTTTGCCGTCACCATAGGTCGGACCGCCCGTAAATCCCTGATTCAGGATGTTGGCAGCTTTGATCTGTTTGGTGTAGGCCATGGCGCGGGCGAGCGCCTTGGTATAACGACCCGAAAGACTGTCGTACAGGTTGTCCTCAATCGCCTCTTGGGTGATCGAGAAGCCCATAGCGATGGTCTCGTGGACGTAACGGGCCGTCCACGCCTCTTGCGCGTTATCGTATGCCATTGCCGCACCTTCCGTTTTCACGGGAGCTGCGGAGAAACCAGAAAGCTTGGTTTCTTCTTCAAACGAACGCTCGGAGGTTTCGGTCTCGAAGATCTCTTTGTGCTCTTCGCCATACTTCTTATATTCCAGACCAAACAGAGCGTTCAGTCCGGGAAGAAGCTCTTTAAGTAGCTGTGCGCGTGAAATAGCCATTTTCTACTCCTTAAACACCAGCGGTGGCGTTGTAAGTGTGATAGGTGGCGTTGAATTTCACGATGAACTCTACGAAGTTACCCGAAGAGTTTTTCGTGTCAGGCACCACATCCACAACCCGGATCGGCAGAATCGTAGTGACGTTATTGATATAAACGCCCATACGGCTATTGCCGGTCGTGGTCAGTCCGGTGTTCAGGACCAGTTCAGCGTTACACGCAATTGCGTTCCCGCGTGAAATGTACGCAGGCAACAGTCCGGACGAAGCGCCGTCTGCTGTTGCGCCGGTCACATTAACGACCTTGAACAAGGCGTTAGGATCGTCGCACACATAAGCCTCGATGTCGTCAGCAACGGTATTCGCGGGGTAATACTGCGAATAAACCTTTTGCTTGGTCGTCGGGTTGGTGTACGAACATCCCAAGAACACGCCAACCACGCCCGCAACAGGAGAGGTTTGGTTCTGGAGGGTCGTAATGATGATCGTGCCGTCGTTTTTGTACTGAACCACATCACCGTAGAAAATCGCGGTGCCGTAGTTAGACGCAATTGGAAGGGCACGGGTTGCACCCGCAAACGGTAGACCGCCGATCAGATTGACCGGACGGAGGCCGTAGGGTGCATCAACAGTGGGGTAAGCCATGTCATGCTCCTAGATTAAGAATCTTTACCAAAGGTGACCGTTGTACGCCGCTCTTTGAAAAGAGGCATACGCGGATCGTTGTCTCGCATGAAGTTGTTATCGACAGCGGTCATCTGGGCAGTCGCTTGTTCGCGATAGTGCTGATTCCGGTCTTCAACAAACTCCACCGGCGTTTTGCAGAGCATCAGTCCACCAATGACGATGTTGTCTTTGAACTTTTCGTGTTCAATCATCATCACATTGATATTCGGTTGTTCGCTCGCCTTTACAGGCTCCCAACCTTCCCGAAGTTTGGACGAGATGTTCATCGGGTCCGCCTGACCCACCATACTTATACGAACCCAGTGAAGATCGTAGCCCGGCATCGGATCAGGCGTGGGCAACAATTGCGAAGGTGCCCAACGCTTTGTACGCTCGACTTGTTTCCGGGTGGAAAGATCTCGGGGGGTGCGTTCAGTTTTTTCAGTTTGCATTTTTCATATCCTCGGCGACTTGTCTAGCATACTGTTCCAACGTAAGGCCCAGCCTTTTGGCGAGTTGAACCTGTGTTTTCGTTAGCGTGATTTTCTTGGGCGCAACACTACGACTCACAGGCGCTACGACCGGTTCTTCGCGCTCTTTAACCGGAGGTTTCGCATCCGGGAAAGTTGTGCTTAGTTCCATATCGAGCTTTTTAAGATACTCATCGCTAGATGGATCTACTCCCTGCTCTACAAGTTCCTGATGGATTGCTAATGCAACCGCAGTCTTCCGCTTGTCTGACCCGAACCATGGATTTTTGTTTCTCCAATCCATAATCTTAGGATCAACTTGCGTTGGTTGAGGTTGTACAACATTTTGTTGGCGCTGTAAAGCAGGTTTATACGCTTTTAGTTTTTCTGCTTTTGTTTTGGCTTCAACAAATGCTTCTTGTGCCGCAATAAATCCATCTGTATCGCCCGCCTCATAAGCTTCTTTAATCTTCTTTTTGGCGGCTTCTAGCTGGGAATCTAGAGTAACTTTGGCCTGCTCCAGCATAATCTGCTGGCTCTGCCCCATATTGGCCTGCAACTTTTTATTTTGCTCCATGAGGGACTGAGTTAGCCGTAGGGCTTCCTCTTTTTCCCGGATCGCGGCCTCCTTTGCGCGCCGCTCTTCATGGTAGCCCTTGGTGAAATGTTGAATGCGCTTTTTCACCCCATCGGAATAATTCTGAAGTTCTTCATCAGAAACTTCTTCCGGGGGTTCCTTCATCGGAGGACGGTTTCTGTCCTCTTCCGGGGTGTCATCAACAATCTCAATATCGATTTCCGCTGCGGGAATATCGACATCTTTTTTCTCGGTTTCTTTTTCGTCCGGGAAAACGAATTCTTGCTTTTCCATTATGGCCTCGCAATTCCTCTGGGATCTTCTACCACTGCCTCAATCGCATCGTCAGTGATGATGCGAAACTCACGCCCGTGAATCTTTAGTCGGGAGCCAGACATTGCCCGCGTCATTACAAAGTCACCGACCTTGCATGACGGCCCGCTGGGAAACCTCGATGGATCTTTAAAGCAATCTGGACCCATGGAGATTACAAACAGCACCGGGGAGAGTAGTTCTTCATGCAGCATCGTTTTAGACGACTTTGCAAGACCGCTCTCAAAAGTGTCTGTCACCTCGGGAATGGCACATAGGATGTGATAGGTAACCGGTTGTGGAAGTTGTTTGGCCTTTTTTTCGGGTGAATCGGGAAGTTCTGTTACCTCATGTTCCTCTGACGCAATGAGGATGTCACTCATCAAATTGCTCCATTTTTAACGCAAGGTCTTTAAGGAGTTCATCTGCCAGTGACAGACCCTGAATTTCACCGACGATGCGCTTGTAATCCGCAAAATCACTAGCAGCCCCAGAAGCAAGGGCGTCGATTAGTGAGTTTTTACGGGTTTCAAGTTCTTTTTGGACTACGGATATCGCAGTAGCCATTGATTACCTAAATGTTTTGAGAAGTTCGGCGCGAATCTTTTTATCGATTTCGCGTTCTTTAGAGTTAAGTTTTGCTGCTTCTTTCTGCGCCCCGATCCCAATTTGGGCTTGTTGCAGGTCCAATTTGCGCTGGGCAACCTCGAAATCGCGCTGACTGTCTGCGTCTTTCTGTTGGATCTCTTTTTCCCAAAGGGCGATCTCTTGTTGCTTGAGAGCCATCTCGGGATTTTGCGCCTGTTGCTGGGCCTGCTGCTGTTGGGCTTTGGCCTGATTGGTCTGAAGAAGCTGCTGGGCCGCTTGGGCGACCAGCCTTGAGATCTGAACTTCCGCTTCCGGAGGAATTTCCGCATCCGGGGCGGTCATGGGAACCCCAAGCTGTTCTTCAATCTTGGCGCGGTAGTTAAACGCCATGTGTTCTGCGATATGGGCCATGATGGCCCCCTGCATTTGCGCTGCCATCGGGCTTTGACCCAAGGCACCCATGATGGTGGGATCTTGGAGCAATGCGCTGTGGGTGGCGATATGGGCGTCGTGATCTTGGTAGATAAACGCCTTGGTGGGCTTTCCGGTGAGAAAGCTCATGTTTTCGCTGACCGGGTCTCTGGGTTTTTGGTCCTGCGCTTGAGGGATCAGTTTTTGGGCTTCTTTGATACCCAAAACCTCCAGCATTTGCCGGTGAAGCATTGGGAGGTCATAGATCTGTGGAGCGCCTTGGGCCAACTGAAGGGCTGCTTGGTACTGCATGATCCGCTGGGCCATAGTGGCCGCGTTGGGATCAGAGACCGGGATGATTTCGACAATGTCGTAATCTTCTTGTTTGGCTGCGCGGTCACCGCCTTCCGGGATGTAGGAATAATCCGGGGGCATGTAATCCCGAATAATCTCTTTTAGGAGTTTAAACTCCATTTTCAAAGATGCGTGGACCCGTGCTTGGACTGCGCTCATGGTCTTGAGCTGGCGCTCAAGGATGGCGAGGGTGGTACCCACCGGGGCCTGCGCCGACATGTCACTGACTTTCAGGTCAGCAATTCCGGCCAGCCTGCGCCCATCATCGGTAATTTTCTCAAGCAACCCCGCCAATACTTGACTCGGCTCCTTATAGGGCAGAGTCATGAAGTTATCCTTCAGAGTTCCCATCGGGATATCTACATCCCGGAACTCTCCGGGGGAGATGGGGGTGTCATCTCCTTTGATCCTCAATCCACGGGTTTTCAATCCACCCGGAAGGTTGGACAGGGTTCCGGCGTCCACCAATTGGCGGATGATGGCTGTGCCTGCCCGGGCGTATCCACCAATCAGATGGATAAATCCGAGGCCATAGGCTCCAAACCCGGGGATGTAGGTGTACTGCGTGAAGTGTTGGCGTTTGCGTTTGTATTTATCGCTTTTCTTCCAGTTGCGATAAATCGCCAGAATCTTGTTTGAGCCTTTGTCGATGGTGATGACGTAGGGTTTCGCTACCCCATCCTCATCGTCGATACCCGGGATGTTGTACTCGATGTGGCTCTCCATGATTTGGTAGCGCTCATCATCGGCCAAGTTGTACCCGAGTTGTTCTGCTTTTTTCTTCTCAATGTCTGTGAAGATCCGGGCAGGCTCACCAAGATCCACATCCCGGTATTGTTTGGTTTCTTGGAGCTTGCGGATGTCATTCTTGGTTTTCCGCATAACATGGGTGGCTCGTTCTGCCACATAGATATTTGATGCTCCATAGGGCATCACAATATCCTCACCCGGGATAAAGATGGCTACCTGCCGCCCGAGATAGGCGTCATAGTAGACCTTCTTAAATGCGGACCCCGCGAGGCCGAGGGAGTAGAGCAACCGCTCATGTTCCGGGCGGTACTCGATCATTTCCTCTGTCAGGCGGTAGTTCATATCCGCCCGAACCCGGACAGCAGCATCAAGCTTTTGCGG